GGATATCGTGAATACTAATCAAGAATTTTTTATCTGTTAATAAACACGATATTACTTTTATTTGGAAAGCGTTTCCATACTTGTCTAGAGTGCTTAATGTCATAACTATTTTTTATTTGAATATAATAATTAACTTTGTAAGAGCCAAATATTATTTATTCATAACTTGTTAATTGAGTAAAACAATTTTTTAACCAAAAATCTACATTTCTAATTATATGCCCTAACCCATCTTCATTGTATAATTCTAAAAATTCTTTAGGATGAAATTCAGGTGTAGGACTTTTAATTGCTTTTTGAATATTAATTTTATCACTTTCATCTAATAATGGATTAGATAAATCCATGAGTTTATAACTTTGCTCTAGTCGAATTCTATCTAAAACTATCCTAGAGTATACTTCATGCTGTTTATATTTTGTTTCTGCTATTTCAAAAATATTTTCTAGTGTAAGAATTTGAGTAGCTAATTCAGGGAATTTTTTTAATAATCCTTTGTCGCCTAGTCCTTTTACACCTACAATTTTATCAGAAGCATCACCTAAAAGCACTTTGCGCAATATAAAATTTTCGGGTAGTAGACCAAATTTTTCTTTTACTTGGTTATATGAAAATACTTCTTTTTCTATAGGACGATATATATCAACTTTTGAATTAGCAAGTTGTAAAAAATCTTTATCTGAAGATACTATTGTTACGTGGGAGTCATATTTATCAGGCATATGCTTTGCCATATGCGCTATAATATCGTCTGCTTCGGCCTTAGGTATTGATAACAATTTCACGGGTAAACATTGTAGATAATGTATTAATCTCGATATTTGCCCAACTTTAGCATCGTTTTCATCGTCTATATCGTCAAACACTTCCCAATGAGTAATTCGTGTTAAATTCCTACCAGATTTGTATTCGGGGAGCAGGTTTCTTCTATTTACGGAAGAACCTGCTCCGTCGAACACAACATATACAGAAGAGGGTCTAATTTTATCAATTAAAAATCCTAAAGAACGTATGAAACCCCCCATACCTCCAACGTGAACTCCTTCAGCATTTGTGAAGCGCATCGTAGTAAAGTTTCTAAAAAATAGATTCAAAGCGTCTATTAATAAAACATGGTTGTGCTTAGAGGAGATAACGTCCCCTTCCTCTACTACGTTGTCGAGGAGTTTCAATAGTTCTTTGCTCATAATTAATCGGGTTCTTGAGAGAAAATGTTTGTGGACTCAAATGTATCTTCTTCTTCGAAAATATCAAAGTCTAGTCCACCAAGTATCGCACTCCATTCTTTAGCGTGTGCATCTTTGTACGATTTAATTTCCTTTTCAGAATCATTAATAAAACCGTGAGGTGTTATTACAATTTTACCTCTTGACTGTACTCCATTGATGTGGTTTTTATCAATTTGGATGTTAGTACGTTTAGCAAATTCTACTTGTTTACCGTCCTTAATAGCCTTAATTTTGCTAGTTCCAGCATTAGCTACATTACCAAAGGTAATTACAAAAGTAGCATCAAACCACATTGCAAATCCACCCTTATTCATAAGTTTAGGTTGCCCCATAGGTACTTCAGCTTTAGCTGTCCAAACTTTATTAACACACACCAATGTATTAGTGTAAGGTGAAGATTCTTTACGGGACAATGTAATTTTTTGATTTACATTATTGCCAAATTGAGTTGACATAGCGCCTGCGTTCCATTCGTTATTGTTCTTGTTAGATCTAACTGAAAGATCACACGGTACAGAACCAATTGAATCCCATAAAAATAATAAATCATATGGAAGATTGCCTTTCTTCTGTTCGTCTAATAAATCTAATATAAACGCTGCTACGTCCTCTATTGTATGAAGGTTTTCTCTATCAATATATAAAAAATTACCTTCATAATTTGTTAATTCGCCTGTTTCTTTGTCAACAATGCGTTCAACTTCTAGTCCCATTTGAGTTGCGTGTTCCCAATTCCATTTCATCTCAGTAACAATGAAGACGGGCAGTATGCCCATTTTTTGGGCGGATACTGCCGCTTCAATCATTGCTGTTGTTTTACCTGTATCCGAGTGACCACGCAGTAAAACTATGTGGCCAGTCGGGATACCAGGTACTGATGTTGTTTCTTGAAAAGCAGGGCTCAAGGGAATCCATTTCTGTTCTTTAAACTTAACACTTGAGTTAAGCATCTTTTTAGTTTTGAATTTATTCAAATCAAAACCTGATCTAAGTTCAGCAGATACTGCCGCGGTCAGCGATTCACTTTTAGTTCGAGCCATAGTTGCTTTTTAATTTAAAATGGTGAGTCACTATCATCCTCGTCGTCTTCAAACAAACTATCAAATTTTTCTGCTTTATTTGCTTTGACAGGAGCATTTTTTACAGCATAATTTGTAGCTGGTTTTTCAGCAACGGGAGCTTCTTCTTCAGACTCTCCTTCAGGAGTTAACCAAGATTGAAGCGCTTGTTTCATTTCATCAAATGAAAACTTTTTAAACGATTCAATTGGGTTTGGTTGATTATCCAAAACACTTTTGACATACGATTTATCCTCAGAAACCGGAGTTTCTTTAGTACGAGGCATAATACTTGTCTTGTTGTATGGAGTACCTGTGACTTCAGGGCCAACAGTTGTCAAGATAATATCTCTACCAACTGCAACATCAGTGAAATCGCCTACGTCTTCGTTGTCAGCTAGGTTCAAGAAATCCATATAGGTTTCTTTACCGAACTGCCACAAACGAACACCTTGTTCTTCTTCACCACGAACAATAACCGGAGCGAAAATACGGACTTTCGGGTCCAATTTGCGAGCCAATCTCCAATTTTCCTTATCGCTTGTTTTACGAAGCTCCTTGGCAAATTCGGCAATTGGATCTTTTTCTCCCCAATTTGTAGGCGACAACATTGTATTATTACCAATTCCATAGTAAAAATACAATTCGGTAAACGGATTTTTCTTATTGTACTTATTAGGTACAATACGAATGGTCTGTTTACCAACAGAGGGTTTCCAAAAAACCTTCTTCTTCTCATCTGCTTTCTCAGCAGATTTCGATTGCATTTCTTGCAATCGACGTTTCATTTCGTTTAAATCCATAACTTTAAAAATTTATTTGGTTTATGATTGAATATAATAACTAATTTTTGGGAAGCCAAATTAAAGCTCAATAATTTTAAAAATTTTTGTATTCAATTGTTTGAACTGCCCTTCCTGAGTAAGTAAAATGCAATTTTTGTAGTGTTGCCAGTCAATCCTATAACTTGTATCTACAATACCCCCGTTTAATGATTTAATTAATTCATTTAAAGCGTTTATAGTGTATAGCGTGTTGGTAGCTTTATTTCGGTGCACCAATATAGTGCCCGCAGGAATGTAAGATATATTTCCTTGGTCTATATTGTACGTTAAAGCATATTCCCCTGTACTTTTGATGTGCAAAGCAAATATCTTATTGTATTTAATAGAATACGAATCAACTATATTTGAAATTAGCGCATCTAGATTTTCTTGATCTACAAATGTGCATAACAATTTATTATCCAAGTCTGTAATATTTAATAGGGTTTCTCCCCCATAAATATCATCATACTTGCGTAAAATCGTAAGATTTTCCATAACTTAATTTTGTTTGTAATCCTTTTTGTTTAAATATGTCTGTTATATCGTTTAATATGTCTTCGTTTTCATCCCAATCAAATAAAAAGGCGTCGTAAGTATATAAAACAATTTGTGTGTTTTTCCCTCGCAGCAGCCTAATTATATCCTTTAATATACAAACATTGTTTGCTGTCTCCAACCCTTGTAGTATATAATTGAAAAGCTTTTGAGGGTTCATGTTATCTAGCTTATCCTTTTTAAGGCAATAACCCGAAATTGGCACGATAACTTGACCTAAGTTATTGAACTCTTCCCATTTATCGTTTATGAACGATCCAATTTTTTTAAAAAACTCCAAATCTTTGTATGTTTCAAATACACCACCATACATTTGCTGAAATGTGATTGTTTTAGCTTCTTGATACGATACACCATACATTTTGGCAAACGAATCGTGCACATCGTCACTATCAAAAGTGAAATCAACCAAAGAAGCAGCCAAAACAGGATGATAAGCCGAAATATCAATTTCTACAAATTTAGAATTCTTGGGTATAAATATATTTCTTGCTCCGTTATTTTTGGGAATGGCTAAAAAATTAATACCGTTAAAAGTATTACTTGGTCTACTAGTGGTAGTGTCCAAATTATATTGTGTGTATATTGTGTTATGCTGTATATTACGCGCGGCGTCGTAGTTTTCATGGTATGTATCGAATGTTGGTTGGTCTATGTGTATTCCTTGAGATTCCACGTAAAAAAAACATTTTATAGCGGTGTCCCGGAAGGTATCAACTGTGGTAAAATCTTTGATTTGACTGTAAATATAAGTGCACTTCTCGTAGTGCTTAGATATTGGAATTAAACAATTTGGAGACGGGTGTGATTTGTATAAATCAAAGACGGGAGGGTGTATATACGGAGGAGAGGGTGGGGTGTGTAGTTGCTGCATATGCCTTAGTATAAAATAATGCAACGTTGACTTTTTATCAACCACGTATATTTTGTTTATAGAGTTAAGGGCTCTAATTGCATCCTCTAAGGACAATGATAACGATTCACTGTGGTTCAAGCACAGCATGTATCCCTTAGTATCCTTAAGTGGTCTTATGTATACTAAGGATACTTGGTTAATTGCGGGGTGAACCGAGTCGTGGTATGGGATTATTTCGATAAATGCCTCTTCATAACCCTTATAACAAAACTCGTTTAATTGATCTTGTGTCTCAACTATATAAAACATACAGTTGAAATGTACGATAAAAATTTTAAGTTGCCAAATAGTACTTTAAATAATCTTCTTTTAAATATAAATTAAGCTTAGGCAAATTAAATTGTTGTTGTGCTAATAAGGTTATGTTGCGGTTGGTTTTGGCTACTTGTTGTTTATCCCCAGTTAATGTCCATAATAAATTGAATGGAAAGTATAATTGCCAAAGTATTTGGGGGTCTTTATTAGATAGTTTATCAAATGTATTTTGGTTTATCTCAATATAAATAAGTTCGTTTGTTTTTTTGCAAAAGTATCTTCTAAATGTTCCTATTTGGTAGTCTTGTTGTGTGGGTAATATTGGATTATAAGTTGGTATTTCGAGAGTAGAAGGAGTAATACTTACATTTGTATTTAAATAATCTATAGTGGTTGGAGAGTATGAAACATAATTAAAATTAGTACTTGGGGGAACATTTACCTCAGCTTGTTCTGTTATAATGTTTTTTACAAGTTCTTGACTTGTGGGGTCTGATGGGGAAAAGCCACTAAAATATTTCCCGTCAGATGTTTCATAATAATAACCAGAATATGGTTCTAAAGTAAAAGCAAAAAAATATTCGTTTCCGTTAGTATACAGATTAGTTTTTACTTGGGATTTGGGGTAATAACGTCTCATTTTTAGGATGTGCCTGTTGTTCCTCTAGTTGTTCTTCTGATTGGGGTAACTACATTAGTATTATCTATTGCGGCGGAAGCATTAGGTATTCTGAATGCATATGGGATATTTAAATATTTTTCTAGGATCTGTTTGGCTTCTGCTATTCGTTGTTTAGCAGATTGTGAGTTATATACTTTTACAGAATTATTGTTTGCTGAGCGTTCATATTTTCTGTCCCAAAGTTCAACATAATATTCAAGAGTATTAGAGTTTCGATTAGCAAAGTTGTTTATATCACTAGGTAACTTAGGAGTTGTTAAGGATGTTAATACTTCTCCAAAACCACCTTTTGTAAGTTCTTCCCATATAAAATTAAGTTGAACATTATAATCTTTCCAATTAGGCTTTACTTCAAGATTTCGGCGTCTGTTAAGTCGCCATTGAGCTATTCCTATTGCAGTAGCGGCAAGATTTTTATCTCCTATGATAGTGGTATCAAGCGCACTTTCATGTATTAAATTACCAATAATCGCAGCTACTGCTAAATTATTTGTTATTCCTTTACTTTTAAAGAAATTAATAGCAATTTTTATTTTTTCATCTAAAGGCAGTAAGTTAGAAGGACTTATAAGTCCTTTATATTCTTGAGAAGATAAAATTTTTGCCTTTGTAGTTTTTCGTATTCTTCGTGTGTTATACCCAAATGGATCTTTAGGAATAGCTATAGATTCAATGTTGGTAATCCATTCATTGTTTTGAATAGCATGGGTTACACCTTTAACAATAAATTCTAAAGATTTAGGATAATTTGATGGTAAAAAATCAGTGTCAACTTCAAACCTTTGGTAAACTTTTATCCCTGATAGTCCATCCATAGTTAATGATAAATTAAATGGTAAAAATCCTATGTTAGGAGACGAAGTTTTATTATTACTTCGAGATTGAGAGGCCTGAGTGTATTCTAAAAATTGAGGTTGGAGAGAAGAATAATTAGATATAGCAGTTGAGTTCCATGTAGGTCTTGATGTTGCCCCGGCGCCATCAATTATTCCTAGGCTTGATATAAATTCATCGTATGCTACAATAGAACTTTTATATTTTTCTTCTAAGGATGTATTTTTATCTTGCTCAGAACCAGGAGAAATAATTTCAGGTTTAACTCTATCTTCTAAACCGGCATTCATTCTAGAAAGGGCGGTTGCATCCGCCCCTAAAACATACCCTTGTGCTGTTGATCCTATAGTGATTAAGGTAGCAAAGTTGTGTGGGATTTGAGTTGTAAAGTCTAAATTTTTTAAAAAAGTACTTCCAGTTCCAGGTAATGACCTGTATGTTAAAAAATATGCTGTGTCTTTATTTTTTAAAAATAGTGATCTATCTCTAGAAGGAATAGAAACTTCATCTATGAATTTCGCTTCATTAGTATCAGGATCTATTTGAATATCAAGCCTGTTATAATGACCTGTAGCTTTATTCCATCCATCACACAATGCTCTTAATAGTTTTAACATAGATACTTCTCCGGTGTCAGTAGAAATAAGACTTTTTACAGTATTATTAATCCAATCCATATTAAAATAAGCATTCATTATTTTACCATAGTCGAACTGAGCGTTTTTGTCGCTTATAATAAAATTTGCGGCGGATGGAGAAAAAGTAACTGTATCTCCTTCTATTCGGATAGATTTTTTAAAAGTGCATATGCTTGGATCTGCACTAATCTGGTCAGAATGTAATAGTATAATATTACTGTCAATATCATTATCTATTTTTATGATAGGACTAATTTTACTTTTCTTAACTTTAGGTAAAATATTTTTTTCAAGCCAACCTAAAAAGTAACCTAGTCTAATATAATATTGTGTAGAACTTTCTCCATTATACGCTTGTCCAAAATAATCTTTATCTTCAGAAATTTGCATTCCACTGTCTGAAAATACGGTTAGTTGGTTAATACTTTGTTTTAGCTGTAGTGTTAGTTTTTCTATAGAATTA